TTAATTCACAAAGCCAAGGGTCAACTTTCGTAGCTGAAAGATTCGAGGAGTGGTATGGTAGACGTTTATTCTGGGCAGCTTCTGGAGGAGCGCCTGGTTTCAAGCTTACGTGGAAAGATGCCCGTAACGTGTACAATGCTGAATCAGATACTGTAGATAGTAAAGATTCACATGAACGTCTTAATAAACGCGCTGCTCTTACACTAATACCCGCTGAACATTATTTATCTATACTAGAAGGCTTGTTAGACCCAGTACTTTATTCTAAGGTTTCGCAGAAATACGAGAACGGAAAACTGCGGGCTATCTGGAATACGGCAATTCAACATTACGTTTTCCAAGCCTACACGTTAGAGATAATTGAAGCTTTGGCTGCTTCTGGAACCTGGTCCAATTCGTTCTCGCATTCGCAGGATGAGTTGCGAGCTAGGGTTTCTCGTTTAATGATGTTGTCCGATGAACAGGTCATTGGTTTAATGTTCGATTTTTCTGACTTTAATATTAATCATTCAGATTTAGCTCTAACTTTAATGTTCCAGGAAGCGGAGAAATTAATTTTGGATCGTGTTACTTTCCCTGTCTCATGGTCGTTTGCTGATCGCGAAGAGTGGACCGTAACACTTAAGAACATTATATCATGGATAATAGCTGCTAAGAAGCACATGTTTTTGTGGGACGAAGCGACCAAATTTGGGGCTTCAGTCACTAGGTCATTACAATCCGGTGAACGTGCCACTAGTTTCACTAATACAACATGCAATGGTGCTTACAAAGTACATCATGATAGGTTCTGTCAACGCACTTTTGGTCGTAGTTTACTCCTGCCCGCGTCATCGCATCAAGGTGATGACGTATTCTTAGTTGTTCGTTCAGTTTCAGATGGCGTTTTGGCAGTCTATGTGTACAACTTACTCGGATATGCGGGCCAGAATTATAAGATTACTATAGAATATGAATCTAGGGGTGAATTTTTACGCTTCTGTTATGATCCGACATCTTATTCTATAATAGGATACCCTATTCGTACATACATGGGTTTAATTGGAGGTGAATTCTTTAGAGACTCTTTCGACGATCCAAGTGATCGTGCACTTGCCTTTGCCGATCAGATTACGGCTGCACAGAGGCGTGGCGTCCTCGTTAGCTCGCGTGCTTGTAATGCACTCATTAAACGCAAGGCACACGTTACTTACACTGAGGCTGGGCAGACTAAGCGGATTACACCTAACATGGATTTGCTTGTCACACCTCGTGCTTTTGGCGGGTACGGATCTACCAGTCCGATGGATGCCGTTTTGTCAGGTCGGATATCCGTAGCGAAGCAAGTTGGTTTGATATCTCAAGATCGCGTCGCCAATTCGCCCTTACCTAACATCGCCTTTGGCATAGCTTCTGGTGATGGAAAGTCGACTTTAGCTCGGGACTACCCACACATCTTTATTGACCCTGATGACTACGTTGACCAGAAAGAAGCAGCTCCACTCGTTGCTCAACAAGCTTGGGAGAAGCTGAATGCCCTACATCGTGCCCGTGACTACCCATTGGCAAAGGTGTTGTTAACTTGGTCTCAAGCCACGTGTCCCAATAATTATGTGTACATTGGCAATTTATTCGTTAACAATCATGAATCTGCCCGTTTCGGTGACGCTAATCGGGCGGCTATGCTAATGGATACTCGTGATCGTAGTATTCCTTCTTATTATTTTGAATCATTCCAGGAGCGTGATGAGTTTATGTTCAATACTATTGCCAATTATATGCCTAATAATATTACTTTAAGGAATATATCTGCTGGCGCTAAAGCCTTTAAATCATACGTTGGGGGTATTATGCCTGCAATTTCTACTCCTAAAGTTTCCGTTGATGTTTTCACTAATTCAGCCGCTTTTAGATCTATTCCAGATCGTCAGGCCGTTGCACTTTATGGACAAGAATCTTCGGTCCGTGGTTTAAGTAATAAGTTGATACACTCGACGTTAGGGGGTGCATATCCTTCTCAACCTTTATCTAATATGTACGCTCAGTACGCTAAAGAGTTGGACAAGTACATGCAAGATGTGAAAGACGGGCCAATTTTAGAATGTCCGGATTTGAGCATTGAAACTGTCAGATCCATCCAACATTACGTATTACCGTTTCTGACTGAGCTGTTTTCTGGTTCTAGGTCTACAGCTGGCCGGTACTTGTCAACGGTGAGTACGATGGCACTAGTTCCTAAGAAAGCGGTCCGTTCTGCCAAAGTTAACGTAAGGGCTACAGTCGTGGACCCTACGATGTTACTTAATCACAAAATCGTCAGTTCTGCTGGTCTTACTAGTCATATGTACGGTTCACTAATTGGCTTAGTTCGTATTCTAGGATATTCTTCATTACTTACTGTTACAACTATTGTTTTGGATCAAGAAGCTCGTCTTCGTTATCCTGGGAAAATGGGTCAATTATTCTTCTTCATTAATAAACTTATTTATGCTGAAACTCAGTCAGCTAAGGCGCAAGGAATTGCGTCCTGGGCAAATGCTATGAGGTTATTCGTGGCTACGATCCATCCATTCCATAATAATGCCTTACTTACTGAGGCTTCTGAATCAACAGAGGCACAACTATCTAATCAAATATTTGATTACCTAGCGGGAAATTCCGATTTTATACCGGCACCTTCTCGCTCTATCGCACCACAAGCTATCACTATTGCCAGGGATTTATCTCTTAGTTATATAGAAGCTTACTTACCTACTGTTATAGCGGGTAAGGATCATGCGCTACGCTTTACTGTATACCAGGTTGAAAATATCATTCAACAACTGTATATAGGATCTGCTATGTTGCCTGAAGGAGGTTATACGAATCTCCTAGTGTAGATTATACCGG